TATATGTAATACAGTTATATAGAGTAGTGTATATATAGCAACAAAATATAACGAAATGTATTGACTAGGCTATATTTGAGCGTAATATATATAGTATGCGTCATTCGTGGGCGCATTACGTTTACTTAACTTAGGGGCATAAAATGAAACACCCAACTTTTTACGTTGTAGACACTTATCGCCGTAGAGAATCAGCCAATGCAGCTGCAATCGAAAAGGGCTTAAACCCTGACGAAGCTGTATTTATGTGCGAAGGCGGTATGTTTGGCTTTGAGATTCGTATCTATGACGATTGGCAACAATGGCAGCCAGCTCTTTACACTAAACAATAAACTCTCTCGCTGCATATTGCCGTAACAGTATGCAGCATCACTCACTAGGGGCACACTATGACTACAGTTAACGTCTATCAAGAGATTACAGATAGCATCATTGCAGAGCTTGAGAAAGGGGCTTTACCATGGGTTAAACCTTGGAAAGCAGATAGCAGTGCAGATAAGAACATTCACTCACAGAAACCTTATCAGGGCATCAATAGATTGATTTTAGGCATGACAGGCATGATGCGTGGCTATGATGTGCCAGTGTGGGGTACGTTTAAGCACTGGTCAGACTTAGGTTGCAGTGTACGCAAAGGGGAAAAGGGTACTCGAATCGTATGGTTCTCACCAGTGACTAAACAAACTCAGTCAGACAATGGCGAAACAGAGGTGAGTAAGTTTGCTGTACTCAAAGCCTATTGGGTGTTCAATGCAAGCCAAGTTGACGGGGTTACATTCGAGAAACCTAGCATCGAATCAGTGCCATTCAGTGCTGTAGAGATTGCAGAGCAGCGCATAGTAAAAACAGGGGCTCTTATCACTCATGGGGGCGATGCTGCGTTTTATATGCCCTCAATGGATAGGATACAGATGCCAAACAAGGGCACTTTTGCAACCCCTGAAAACTACTACGCTACGATATTTCATGAGCTAACACACTGGACTAGTGATAAGGCTCGATGCGATAGAGACCTATCAAAAGGTCGATTCGGAAACCCTGACTATGCTTTCGAGGAATTAGTAGCAGAGTTAGGGGCTGCGTTTCTCTGTAACGACCATGGTATACAAGGGGAGCTTCGCCATGCGGGATATATCGGGCACTGGCTTAAAGCTCTTAAGAATGACAATAAAGCCATATTTAAAGCGGCAGCATTGGCACAGAAAGCAACAGATTACATAAACCAGTGTGATGCAACTAAAGGGGAGCTTGCAGCATAACGATACTGATGAGGGTTCAATACCCGAAACACCTAGCAATAGGTGTCTATCGTAAACACTTAAGGGGCACTATATGACACGCAAACAAGAAATCATTGCTAACATACTCGCATGGGTTGCAATTGCTATCGTCACATTCGTATTCGTAAACGAATCATTAAACATACTCGCAAACTAGGGGCACATTATGAACATCAATACCGGAACAATAAACACTAAGCCATTCACTAACGAAGTGATATACACAAGAGAACAAAAGCAAGCTATTCAGACCAGGATCTCTGAAAGGTTCTCAATGCAGCTATTGCAAGGGTTAATAGACCTTTTACATGAGCATGAAGATGCAAAAGGGTTTAAGAATAGTGATTCTTACTTAGCTGCAAAGGGCTTGATTACTCACATTGAAAAAGAGTATGAATCAACCGTAAATAGCAAACTAGGGGCATAACATGAAAGTAAAAACAGAGCATTACGTTTATATTACGAAAACATTAGATAGTATTAAACCGCTAATTTTGCAAACGCAAAAAGCATATAAACAATCTGGCTTGTCAGATATGTGCCTACGTTGGGACATTGCACGCCATGCAGGATTAATCCCTTTCTTTTGTGGTTCAGTCTACCAGTATGCAAACGATGAGCATATAGATACAGCATTACGTCAATATTTTAAAAAATTAGGGGCATAACATGACAGCATACGATCAAGGTTATCAAGATTCTATAGACGGGAAACCCGCAAACCCGCCATTCGGAGACACTGCCAGAGAGGATTATAAAGACGGGTATTGCTTTGCAGCATTAAAGCAATTGTGGGAGGTGACAGAATGAGAGGTACTAACGCACCAACAAAGCCAGAATTTGAAGGGCAAATTGTCAAATTCGCATCACCATATAACCATAATGTCACTTTGTACGATATAGCAGTCAGAAACGATAAGTATAATTGTTTAGAATGGCACGCAATAAACGAACCAACACCAAAGCAAAAAACTCAAGCAATGTTTACCAACTATTAGCAATGCTATGCCCCTAGAATGGTTCTAAAGCCCTCTAGGGGCTTTTTTATTGCTTTGTACTTGTATTGGTATTGGTTTAAAAACAAATCGCTTACAGGGCTTATTTCAAATAGAGGTGAGTTATGAATATTTATGATTATGTCTTTCTTTTCTACTGTGCTGTCGTGATATTGCTAATGGTTGCCGTATGTTTCCGGGGAAAGGACTAGAAAATAAATTGCAACCCCCCCCTCGCGCACGCCTTGCAGGATAAAAAAAGATGTGATATTGTGTTGTCGTTGTCGTGATGGACAATTAAACCGTTATAGATAGTGTCTGACTCGCAAGAGTGATCCCGCAAGGATTCCATCACCGGACACTACCTATAGCGGTTTTTTGTTTGTCCCGTGCAACCGTAACGATTGCGTTAACAATGCGCCCATAATTCAGGCGGCTATCGAGAAACGGAATCCCTGTAAGCCATGTTGTTAGTGAGCCGGTGCAAATCCGAAAGAATCAGGGCGGCTGGTTGAAGCTACAAGCCGAGGGGGACAATAGCAATATTGCCATGTAGCTGCTCGCAAGAGCCGAGGAACACCGCACCTATCTTCATACTCTTTGGGGTAGGGGGGTTTTTGCGAGGAACATAGTAGGTCTACATAGTATTTACACAGAAATTAAGATAAATAGCAGAAATACAACAGTAGCACTTGCAACACGATAAGTAATAGTATAAAGTCACATCTGTAGTATTGATTCGTATATCAACTCACACATAGGGGCACTATCATGACAACAGAAACTAAATTCTGTATCAATTGCAAACACCTGAAAGACGTTAAATGCTTTAGACCAGACGGTATTAGCTTAGTCACGGGCTTACCAAAGGTTGCTGCAACATTCGCTGAATCTGAGCGAGGTTGGGATTACGTTGGTTGCGGCAAACTTGCTAAATATTACGAGCCAAAGGAGTAAGCCATGACGCAATCTGAATGGATACTTAATCAACTCAAACAAGCACCAGTAACACCTATGGAAGCATTAGCAGGGTGTGGGTGCTTTCGCCTAGCAGCACGGATTAAAGAGTTACGCCAACAAGGTAATGACATAAAAACCAAAACACTTATCCTGCCCAACGGCAAGATTGTGGCTCAGTACCACTTGGAGGTGTCTAAACATGAAGATGCGTCATCGCCGCAAACAGTTTTGGTATTTCCCTGAACTCGGCGTATTTATGAAGTCGCATACACGCAAAGTTATTTTTTGCAGAACAAGTTACGTTTTTTAAGGATTAAAAATGAACGATAGAGACGATTTCGCCCCCGCAGTACGCAATTCTGCATGGTGGTCTGGTGATTCACGCATGGCAGCTAATGGTAAGGCTGTAGAGGCTATCCTGATTAAGCAGGGTAAGTACGAACGTGAAGATATATCAGACCTAGAGCCAGTCAAGATGGGGCACATTATGCAGCCCTTGATTGGCAGACTTGCACAAGATCATTTAGGCTTTGAAATTAAGGAAGCAGATTATGCGCTCTCTCACAGTAAAGAGGCTTGGCTTAAGTCGCATTTCGACTTCATATCGGTCGATGGAACGACTCTTATTGAAGCCAAAAATTATAATGCCCAAGTTCGCAACAAGTTCGACCAAGACGAGAACCGTGTACCAGCCGCAGATTACGCACAGTGTTTACATGAAGCTGTTGTACACAATGTCTCAAAAGTCGTGCTGGCTGTACTCTTTGGCGGTCAAGAGTTCAAAACATTCGACTTTCACTTTAGTGACCAAGAGAAAGATGCCTTCATTCAAGCACAAGCTAAGTTGTGGGCTTGCGTGGTATCGGGCGAAACGCCAACCCCAGAAAGTGTTGAGCAAACCAAATTTGCCTACCCAACCTCATCACCCGATACAGTTATTACAGCTAACAAAACAATTGAACAAGCCGTTGACTATTTGCGACAGGCTAAGAGTCAAATTAAAGCACTTGAACAAAAAGCGGAAATTGTGGAATTACAGATACGCAACTTAATGGCTGATAAGGCTGAGATTCGTGGCGTAGACGGTACTACGCTTGTGACATGGAAAAGTGCAGCAAGTAGTAAGCGGTTTAGCGTAGATGCGTTTAAAACAGCTATGCCAGATATTTATACAAAGTTTATCGTCGAAATGCCCGGTTCACGCCGGTTTTTAGTCAAATAAGGGGCACATTATGAGTAACATTATTCCGTTTCAAGATATGCAAAGTATGGCGAGTGCTATAGCCAAGTCAGGGCTATTTGGCATGAAGAACGAAAACGAAGTCTTAGCACTAATGGCAGTAGCTCAAGCAGAAGGTTTGCACCCAGCCACGGCAGCAAGGGATTTCCATATTATCCAAGGTAGACCCGCACTCAAAGCAGATGCGATGCTTGCACGGTTTCAGAACGCTGGCGGTAAGGTCGAATGGACTATTTACACCGATACCATTGTTGTCGGTGTTTTCTCACACCCTAATGGCGGCAGGGTAAGCATTGAATGGACTATTGAACAAGCCACACGCATTGGGTTAGTTAAGCCCGGCAGTGGGTGGCAGAAATTCCCACGGGCTATGTTGCGTAGTCGTTGTATCAGCGAAGGCATTAGAACCGTGTTTCCGGGCAGTGTGACGGGTTTTTATAGTCCAGAGGAAGTGCAAGACTTTGAACCTAAAACAAAGGATATGGGGCGTGCAGAAACCGTTGTGTTGAAGCCTTTGCATGAGGTGTATCAACCACTGCCTGACCCGTCAGAAATGGCTGTAGAGGACGATTTAGAGACTCCTGAGCCTATTGGCACAATTCCTCTTATGGTTCCAGATATGGAAGATGCGTATTTGATGGCTAAAGACGTAGAAGATTGGATTTACCAGTTTGCAACCTTGTGCGAAAAGATTGGAAAGTCGAAAAAACTTAATGGCGGGGAGAAGAAAGAGAAATGTAAAGCTCTCGCCCGTGCCAATGAAGGTTACATCGAGACTTTTACCAGTATCCAGAAAACAGTCTTAAATCAATCAATCGCTAATGCAGGAGAGCAAAATGGCTGAGTACCAAGGCGAATTCAAAGTACCAGATGGGAAAGCATATTGCTTTCAAGTCAAAGAACGTAAGAGTGAATTTGCTCCTGAGTTTAAAGGTGGCATGGTACTCACCCGTGATTACAAGGCAGGGGAAACAATTAAGTTAGCAGTGTGGGCACAGACTACTAAGACAGGCAAACCTTGGGTTAAGGTGGCAGAGGAAACTGATGCTTGGAAGAATCAAGACGGTAGACCTACGCAGTATCCCAAGGAAGTTAACAATATTGATGACAACGAAGTACCTTTCTAGGGTTAACCCGTATGCGTCATGTATTGCACTTACCTTACCCGCCTAGTATCAACAATTACTGGATAGCCTCTGGTCACAGGAGGTTTATCAGTAAGCGTGGTCGTGACTTTAAGTTAGCAGTACAGGAGTATGTTGCAGTGCAGCAATTAGAATCTTTTGGGGGGGCGTTAGTGGAAGTCAATATCATCTTGCGCCCAAGAAATCTATTGCTAATGGACATTGATAATTGCGTGAAGCCTATCTTAGATTCTTTGCAAGACGCTGGGTTATTTGATGATGATAAACAAGTAGGTTACGTTTCGGTACGCAGGGGTATATTCATTCCAGATGGCAAATGTATTGTGGCTGTAGAGCTTCTCAGTGCCCCTGAGAGTAGCGAACTCTGACGCTGTTACGAGCCATCCCCGGCATGGTATTCAGAGTAGCCGGGACTAACACTCACAGGGGATAGCAATGAACGAACACTTACTAGCAGAAGCAAAGGCACTACAAGCTGACCTTAAATGGTTCATTGGTGCTTGCAATACCATCGCTGAACAAGATGCACAGATGCTTGTTCACTTAAGCAATGTCATGGTTGAGCTTATCAAGGGGTATGAAGATGCAAACGCCGCACACCACTAGCACAGGGGTCAAGATAGGTAGTCGCTATACCAAACCATTACCTAGAGAATCAGACCCAGATATGTTGGCATGGCAAAGAGCTATGTTGCCTCCGCTTAAGAAAGAATTTAAGCATTGGGGCAAAAAAATCATTGCTTGCATCGTTATATCCGGTTTACTTTTTACTTATTGGAGTTTTTATGTCTAAGATTTTTATAGCAACACCCATGTATGGGGGTATGTGTACGGGTAGCTACACTCAAGGTGTGCTTAACCTTGGCAACATCTTGCGGGAGCAGGGTATCGAATCAATGATGAGCTTTATGTTCAATGAATCGTTGATTACCCGTGCAAGGAACGCTCTCACGCAAGCCTTTCTTAAGACTGACTGCACACACCTGATGTTTATTGACGCTGACATTAACTTTAATCCGCATGACGTTGTAACGATGCTACGGGCTGACAAAGATGTACTTGGAGGTATCTATCCCAAGAAAGAAATCAATTGGGCTACGGTCAGGCAAGCGATTGCTAATGATGTGCCTGATGAGCAGCTTAAATACCACACAGGCAGCTTTGTAGTTAACTTGGTCAATTATGCGCCTACGATTACCGTGCCAGTAGACCAGCCTGTAGAAGTGCAGAACATGGGTACAGGGTTTCTACTAATAAAGCGTGAAGTGTTCGATAAACTTAAGCCTACTGTCCCATCGTATTCAAATGACGTTTCTGACCTTGGAAACACGATTGGGGCAAAGGAAGTTATCCATGAATACTTTGCCACAAGCATTGAAGAATCCACTAACCGCTTACTGTCTGAGGATTATCACTTTTGTTCAATCTATCGGGCAATGGGTGGGCAAATCTGGGCAGCACCGTGGGTGGTATTAGCGCATATTGGAACGTATGCTTTTGAAGGGAGGCTACTAGCCGCACCATGAATAACTTCACTCAAGATTGGTTTAGCCACAACATTCCTAACTTTCAAATTATCTCTAAGATGTTGCCAGAGTGCAGCAGTATCCTAGAGATTGGTTGCTTTGAAGGTAGGGCAACCTGTTGGATGCTAGAGAATATGCTGCCGATAGACGGAGCTATTGTTTGCGTAGACACTTTCAAAGGTTCAGAGGAGCATAGCCTTTTGCAATTAGACGGTCTCTTTGAGCGTTGGAAAACTAATGTTGAGTGGGTACGCAAAGAAGGTCAGCGTTGCTTTGGTTTACAAGGCAAAAGTTATGACGCACTGGCTGAATTGATTATCGACAATTACAAGTTTGATTTTATCTACATTGATGGCAGTCACACCGCCTACGATGTGATGACAGACGCTTGTATGGCTTGGGGGATGCTTAAACAGGGCGGCATCATGCTCTTTGATGATTACCTATGGCAAGATATGCCGGGCTTGCTGCATCGCCCCAAACTAGGCGTAGATTTCTTTACTACGCTGTTCTCAGAGCAAAACCAACTGTGCTTGTTAGGCTATCAGTACGCTTTGCGTAAACTTTAACGCTTGGCTGTGCGCTTACTCTTACGAAAGGCTTTAGCAGTAGGCGCACCTTTACTACCGGGCTTTCTCATACGCTCTCCAGAACCTTTTTCGATTCTGGCACGTTTCTTGTGAATATTTGCATATAGTCCGGCTTTCATCTGCTACACCCCCATCTTCTTCTAGCGGCTCGACCACGTTCACCCTTCCAAGACTTAGACCTTGCACAAAAAGACTTGTGACGAGGATTCTTTGGGTCTTTTGTTGGTGCTTTAAGTTTACTACCTGTTGCACGATTAGTCTTAGCTCGACCTTTAGCCGTTAACCCAGCACCCCTGCTTACGGGTAACTTCTCACCCCTGCCAACAGATAAATTAGGATTTTTAGCCATAGCGTCTCTATGAATAGTTAAACAATTCAAAGTGTGGGCTATCGGATTCACCACGCTCATGAATGGTGTCATCCATGTCCCAATTACCACCCCAGCGAATTTTTACACCAAGCTCCGTAGCCGCAGCAAGCATTGCGTTTGCTACTTGGTCAAATCGGTTGAAATCGTTCCAATCAATTGGGTAAGGAGCGAGGTCTACAGCATGACCATATCCATCTGCCTGAATACCGTGCGTTCCTGATGTTTGAACCCATGTGACAATAACTCCGGGCTTGGTTCGCCCTTGTGCCCACAACTCATCTTGTCGTGCTTGTGAACGCACACCTTCTAAAACTGTAAAGTCGCACGGGCTTAACTCAAGCGCACGGTGAACAATCTCAACCAGCTTTGGGTGTACGCCTTTCAGGTTATTTAATGAGCGTTCAGAAAATGCAAACATGATTATTTCTTTTGTGAATAGAAAAGAGTCCTGTCACCAAACAAATAAAACCCAACAGCAGAGGCAAAATTATTAACTGCGGCATTGTCTTGACCTGTTAGCATCATAAACGACCATGTGCCCAACACTATAGCCCCAACAGCGGGGCGCATAAGCCTTACAACGCTTTCAACCCACGGATAGGTAGTGCCGCTACTACCTACGCTATTCATCGCTTTAAACATTTCCAAATCGGTGTTCCGCATCTGGGTGTATTCGTTAATGTTAGTGGGCTTGTATACGTCAGTCTGGATAAACCTACCAATCAAGCTCTTGCCAAGGTCTACAGCAAGAGGACCCAAAGCGGCGAGAATGGTTAGCAGGTCCATTACAAACCTTCTCCGGGCGTGATATACAAAATGCCGGTTCCTGTTGCAACAATAGCTAATACATACAAAGAATTGGTTGCTGAAGTAAAAGACTGCGGCACAGTAAACACTGCCGTTTGGTTATTGTGCAAAACAATCCCATAAGCGGGTGTACCAGACGCAGGAATTACCGCTGCGCTGCCCGTAGTTGGACTAAACCGCACAAACATCTCACCGGCTGTGCCATTGTGTATACGCACCTGATTGCAAGGACTATCTGCGTTAACAGCAACTTGAGCAGATGTTGTCGTTACATTCAAGCGAGTAGTTTTACCCATAGGCTGAAACGCAATGTTGTTAGCCATTAGATAATCCTTCCACCACCCGCATTGCCCGGTTTGCAAGTAGCTGAGTCTTTTGTATTGCTGTTGCCATTAAAATTCCACACAGCAGTAAAACCACCTTTAGGCAATTCACCGCTTTTGAATTGATTGTTGCCATCTTTGCTACCATCACGGGGGAGCTGTGGGCGAACAGACTTAGCAACTTGTTGGTCTACATCATTCGGACGCTTGAACTTTTCCATCTTGAATCCTTTCTTTTATGTTGATACAAAGATAACTAAATATTGAGAAAAATGCCATCGTTGTCAGTCTTTCCCAACTCGGCTCATACATTACCCAACACGCTAACCCAAAAGATAGGAACAAGGACAAAATCACCAGTAACCTACCAATCATCACTTCTAATGCCAACCGAACAAATGCTATTACGTTCATCTATATCCCCTTGTAAAGCATCTATTCTATTCTTCATCTTCCTCTGGGGCAAGGAATCCAGAACCCCACTCATCATCAGAAATCTTTTGCTTGAGCTTCTCTACGTTGATAGACCTGTCCAGCACCCGGCATTTGTCGGTTAAAGACGCTTGCGGGTCATTCATCACCTGTTCTAGCAACGTACTGATTGCTTTCTCAAGTGTTGGATTTATGCCTTTTTGTTTCTTACTCATTATTTCTTCTTCAAAATGTCGTACAAAGAGCCAAACGGGTCAGTAATGCTTGATAGCCCTGTTGCGGCTTGACCAGTAAGCGTATTGGTTATGGCACGCTGCAACAATTTAGGTTTTTGCAATTCAGACGCAGTTTTGTTAATGTTCTCAAGCTGCTTTTGCAACATCGTCATTTGCTGCGGAGACATTAAACCAGTTTGTTCAATCGCAGGACGCACATCTTTATTAAACGTATCTAATATAGACCTAGGAGACGAACCGGCTTTGTCTGCAAGCACTTGACGCACCGCATCCGCAAACGCTTTCTTAGCTTCTGGGTTTTCATTGATAATCGGACCCACTTCAGACCAGAGCTTACGGTCTCCTGACAAGATAATCTCTTGGGCACGGCGAGCATCAAAACTTTTGTTTAGGATTAAATCGCTAATCCGTCCACCTTCATCACTCAGCTTTGTTGCAGCAGTAGACAGCAGCCTTGAGGCTTTCTCGCCACCACGGGAGACTTCTCGCTCTGCTTTCTCAGCAGCATCCATGATTAGCTTTGCTTCTGTTGTCCTGCCTTGAGCTTGAAGTTTAGCGGCTTCCTCTTGTGCATCACTCATAGCTTTGCTTGCTACTTTTGGTGCTTTGGCAAAAAGACTTGTTGCTTCTGTTCGCAAGGTATCAGACAAAGTGCTGCGTTTTTGAGAAACAGTCTCAGCCCCACCTAATCGTTGAGCAGCCTCTTGCAATTGAGTCTTTAATGCCGGGAACTGGTCTATCCAATCCCGTGCAGGACCTTCTAGGAATGATTGAATCTTCTTTGCGCTTGGGTCACGCAGCTTATCTAATACAAACCCACGGGCAATGCTCTCTGCACCAGCTACATCGCCACCAAGCAAATTAACTAAGTCTTTTACGCCTGTCTCTGTCTTAAAGAATTTAGTACCAATATCAGCAGGGTCAGTTACAAACCTACCCATGTCAAATTCTTCCGCACCAACAATGGCTTTGCCTAACCGTGTCTTAAATTGAGTCAGCGGTTGCGAATCGTCAGCGTATTGCTTAAGAAACTTTTCCATGCTTGGAGAAAATTCTAATTGAATCTTTTCCACGGCATTAGCAAGTTTGCCAGCCATCTGTTGATTGATTGCATCAAACCCTTCAGCGGGTAAACCGTAAGAACGGTCACGCAAGAACCGGCGCACAAACTCCAAACCCTCAAACGTAACGTCTTTGCCTGTTACGGCTCCAGTTGCTTCATCAACAAACTTTGGGTCTAACGCACGAAGAATGTTTTTTAACGGCTCTTTAATTGCACCTAAGGTAGCAGTGCTTATATCTCTTTTTAATTCATCCGTTGCTTCTGTAAAAGCATTAGTTTCCTTAACTTTAGAACCTTGTTGCTCTTTGAGTGCGGCATAACCAAACGCTTCACTTTTCAATTGCTCTGCATTATCAGAACGAGTCTTTTTCAACGTATTAAAGAATGGCAACACTTTGTCACGGATTGACGTTCCAGTTTGCGTAGGCAATTGTGGAGTGCCAACTTCAGATAAAGAACCACCCGCCTCTGATAAGCGTTTACCGCCAGAGGTGCGTGCGTTTTCTGCAACTTGACGCAACCTTGCAACACGCTCCTGACTTTCACGCAATACTTGGTCTGCTTGTTGTTTGCCACGGGCTAATACGTCTTGTGCGTCAATTCCTGCCATTTGCACAGAACGACCACCTTCTACTCCTGCCTCTGCGTTAATTGCAGCAGCCCGGCTTTCAGCATTTCTTAAAATAGCATTGGCTCTATCTTTTGCACTATTTGCAAGAGCTTGTGCGCCAGTAGATAATTCATCTGCAAGTGCGTATACCCTTGCGCCAGCGTCTTTGCCTTCTAGCAACCGCTGCGCTTGTCGCTCAAGAGTTTGTGCAGCAGAATTGTATTTATCAACAATCTTTTCTGCGCCTTTCTCTAAAGCGGTATAGACAACTTTAAGCGGTTCGTCAGTCTTAACGCCGCCACGAATATCTTGAATCACACGCTGAATGTAATTCTTTTGCGCTGGGGATAATGTATTTCCTTCTATTCCTAAATCTTTTGAAATAGAGTTTGCAACAGATACTAAGTCGCCTGTTGTTGCAATGCCGGTTGCTTTCAATGCTTTACCAGCAGCGTACTTAATTAAATTGCCAAACTCAGGCGTAACAGCACCAGCCGCAAGACGCACTAACTCTTGGGTCTTTTCAGGTTTACCATAGGCTTCTGCAATTTGTGCGCCAGCCTCGCCACCAACACCAGAAAGAAACCCAGCACCAGCCGCAGCAGGACGAGCCATTTGCATTGCTCTGCCTGTCATCATTAAGAATGGAGCAGCAGCAGCAGTAGGGGGAAAAGATGCCGCAGCCATACCCGCACCCATTGTTAACTCAGGTGTGATTGCGCCAATTGCCGTACCAAAAATAGCTTCTTCACCAAAAGATTTTAATCTGTCTATTGCGGTTTTCTTTGGTTTAGGTTCATCAAGAAGATTTCTTGCGCTGCCAGTATCTTCAAGCAAATTCCTGCCGCTTGGCACTTGTTGATTAGTCGCATTGTTTACCTGACTCGTCTCAGTCGTAGTAGACGTTGATACATCAGGTTCAGCCAATAGGTTCCTACCCATTTTTATTCCTCTAAATAGTAACCACGGGCTTTCAATCGTTTCAATGCTTCAGCTTCACTTAAATTGCCAGCTTTCATAGTGGCTTGCAAGTCAGCACGGGACATTGGCTTAGGAGTCATTTGATTTATGTTTCTTTCAAATGCAGTCAAATCTCCTGACGTTGCAATAGCTCCACGGACTCTATCACTAACCAAAGACTCGCCATTCTTACCACGCAAGATTTTGTTTATATCTGCAACATTCCAAGTTACCAATTTGGCAATATTATCTTGTACAGATTGAGCTTGTTTTAGTTGAGCTTCTGTTCCACCCGCAGATTGCAAATCCTTTACTGCAATTTCAGTGACTTGTTTCAACATGGCAAGATACAGATAATGATTTATTTTTGAATCACCGGCTCTTGGACGAATTGCGTCGAGTTTCTTAATTGCACCTTCAGTTGCACCAGATGGTCTACCGCTTGATTCAATGGTTGCAACAGCACGAACAACGCCAGCGTGAACTTGTTGCAACGCTCTGTCCTCTGCCGGAGTAATAGATTGCGATAACAAACCAACCGCTGCGCCAGTTACAGAAGTTTCAGGCTTTGTAATTAAGTCACCAGCAACAGGTAAGTTTGCACCAATAGGACTTGAAGCTAAGTTTTCAATCTCATAACCCAACAAAGTAGCAGCAGAAGCCATAGCAGAGTTGTATCTAAACTGTACCGCACCGCCACCAGCAACACCTGTTCCACGACTACTTGGAGGAGTAAGACCTTTTGAACCTTCAATCTTTGTAATCTTCTTTGTTACTTCATTGTATTCATACAAATATCCGTCTGTGCCCTGATATTGCTTAATTGGTCCAAGAGTAACGTCTTGTGTAATTTTCAATTCTTGTTGTCGTCTGGTTTCAGCTCCAGCGTTCCACTCAATAATTTTTTGAGCATTGCTTGCCGCAGAAAGATTGGTTTGCTTGATAGTGTTTGCAGCAGTCAACGCTGTGAACGCATCCTCACCCGCAACTTTAGCCGCAACAATTGAACCGTTGTATTGAGCCGCAATTTCAGCAAACTTTAATTTAGCCGCTTCTTTATCGGTAGCTGATAACTTACTTGCTAACTCAAGCTGCGTTTGTGCATTAGTTGACAATGCTTGCAGCCGTTTCATGTTGGTTTCAAACTCTTTAAAGGCTTGCGAAATCATGTCCGCACGACCTTTTTTGTAACCAGACACAATTCCTGTCATTGACGCAAGAACATTGTTTGCAGATTGTTTGCCAGATGAACCAAGCATTGCGCCAGCAATTGCAACAAGACCACCAAGCGCAGAGAAGTCAGCAACAGTTTCTTTTGGCACTTCAAATGGTGTAGTTAATTGTCTACCAATATCACCAACTTGTTTTTGACCCGCAACAACTTGCTCTCTATAGCGAGATTCAATTGGTTCGTATGTTTCACGTTGTTTTGTCGCTAATATTTGGTCAACATCTGATTGTGCTTTAGCTGCTAATTGGCGAGTCTTAGACGCAGCACGAACTTCTCCGGGCAACCCAGACATTTGCGTATTAAGTGCGTCATCTAACGCCCGTGTATCAACAACAGGTTTATCAACAGTAGTTTCTGATGTTACAGCCATGATTTATCCTTATGTCGTAGCGGGTGCAGTAGGTTTAACGCCAAACCCAACAGACGCTAATTGACCAAACAAGTTTTGCAATGATGTTGCTGTTGCTTTGTCATTAGCCAACGCAAGGTTAATTGCAGCCATTGTGTATTGGTCGGCAATTCCAGCTTGTTGTAAACCTGTGTTAATTGCAGCAACTTGCATACCGTTGGCAGCTTGAAGTGCTTGCTGGTTCATACCAATAGCAGCCGATTCATATTGTGCGCCTTGACCATAAGTGCCCATACCTGTTGCGTATTGTTGTTGCAACAGATTTGCTGTGGCTTCAGATTCAGCAACACCAGCTTGCATTGCGCCTACACCACCACGCTTGCTAATGTTTTGTCTAGCTTGTGCTTTTAATGCCGCCAATGACCGCTGCCCGGCAGGAGTCAATGTTCCTGACAATGCTTGAGACATTAACTGTTTTCCTAACTCACGTTGTGGTGCACCTAACGCTGACAATTCAGCGGCGTTTATTCTGGTTTGAGCAAGAATGTTTGCGCCAAGGTCACGCAATTGCGTTTGAGCAATTTCACTACGAGCTAACACTGGAGGAGCTAATGCTTTAACTTCTGCGGCAGCGGCAGCACCTTGTTGCGCTGATTGCTGACCTTTTTTCGCACCAAACGCACCAATACCACCAAGGATGCCTAACCTAGCAAGAGTTTCAGGCGTTAACAATTTTGATAATGCGTCACCAGACTTTTCAAGAAATGATTTTTCTGGAGCTTGATAATTACCAGTTCCAGCAGGCATTTGACCCGCAGCCGCTTGTCTAAATTGTTGTTCAGTATATTGCGGAGGAGCCGGTTGAGCCGGAGTGTAATAGTCATAATTCCCTGCTTCAGGAATATATTCCGGCTGTTCGTTTGGATAAAATATAGTTGCTTGCCCCTCTTGCGGCAATTCGCCACCGGGATAATATTGCGGATATTCTTCAGCAACTTGTTCTGGCGTGTAAATTTCTCCAGTATCAATGTTGCCAAAACCGCCCATAAAATCTTCGTCTTCAAACTCAGGCAACCCGGTATCGGGGTTAATTGTTCCTGAACCGCCACGGCGTTTAAGCAACGCAGCTTCTTTAGGCGTAATGTGAGCAAGCACCGTATCTCTGCCACGCCCTTTAGAACGTATCATCTCTGCTAGAGCAACCATATCTGTGCCTAGCGATTTACCTAAGGTCTTGCTCATACATCACTCCCTGTTTCGTCTTTGAACCTCAGAGACGCTGTATTCCATACGGTCTGTTGTTCTCCAGAACCCGCAGGACTTTCAATTGCTGCACCGGGGTCTCCTACACGCAATGCTTGAGCTAATGCTTGTGAGCCGGGGCTTGCTGTAGTTTCTGTTGGAGAACTGGACGCATAAACGCCACCAGTTTCATAAGTTTGTCCACTAGGCGTATATCTTACAGATGGTGTTGTGCCACCGGCTGCTGTTCTGCCCGGTGTTGTGCCGCTAGTTGGAGGAGTCCTAGCTGTTGAAGTTGTAGTAGAACCTTGGTCTGCACCTGTTTGTGGGTCAAATAGACTAGATAAGTTTTGACGAATGTACGCACCGCCAAATCCTCTTGCAGTCTTTTCCGCAATATCAGAAAGTTTGGCAGCAGTTTGAGCATCTTCTGTTAATACAGGATTACCCTTATTGTCGTAGACAAACATTCCTTCTTCATCTGTAACATAATCTTCTGCTGTTTGACCGTCACTTAAAAATCCTCTTGGCAACAATGCAGATGTTAATCCTGCCGTACCACCTGAAATCGCACCCGCTGTAAGTGATTCTTCTAAATCTTGCCCTCTTAATTGAGCAGATGTAAATCCTGACGCAGCACCTCTTGCACCGGCAGCAACCGATGGATTTGTCCCGGCAGGAAGGGCAGCACCAACAGCACCACTAACCGCACCGCCAACACCACCCGCAGCAGCACCTTGGAAAGCACCTTCCCACGGGTCACGACCACTTAATTCTGCATTAACACCACCCGCAGCAGCTCCCGTTGCCGCACCAGCAAGAGCAGGAGCGACAGCATTTGCTACTTGTATTGATGTAATGGCTCCTTCAATACCTACTGCAAAAGCCTCTGCACCTATCAATGCTGTGCCCAAACCTTCAGCAATAAATGGCGCAAGGTAAGGCGCAGCTACAGCCGCCACAACAGCAACTCCAATCATTACATAAGTGCGTGCAGAGCCGCCCATGTCATAAGTCCATTGTGTACATATAAACAGGTTTCATTTCGTTGCCTATTTGTTGTGTGGTCTGAGTAATTTTAACGGGCATCCCAGAGCGTTCAACCAATTGTTTAAAGATTGGCTGGTCAGAATAAGTAAAGCCTTGTTTGATTCCTGCGTTTTTAAGAAATTTAGCTAAAAGTTTAAAGTGAGACACCATTGTTTTAGGGTTATCTACTGTAAAGGTATGCACTTCAACCGTTGATGGAGGAGTACGCATAAGCAAAAATACAGTATTACCAATCTTTGCTGTCTGAATATTTTGATTACTTATTTTTAATTTAGCAATTGTTTCAAGGATTTGTTGTGGATTAAATCCATTTCTTTGTGCATCTTGCCTAATTATTTCAGGAGTAGATAATTGATTGCTGGATTTTCCTTCTTTATCTTGAGCAAGCACACCCAATATATCTGCATTATTTCCAGATAAACCGTTTTTTTTGGTGGCGGGGGAAGGATTTTCCATTTTCAACTCGATAAATTAAGCGCAGCAGCAATTTGTTGATGAATAAATAGGTGTGATGCTACCCAATCATAGAAATCATCTTCTTTATTAAAGTCAACATCAAGCATATTAAATGGATTATTTAGTCCTAAAAGAGACGCAAAAGACTGATGTTCGTCTTGATGTGGCAGCAACCAATCGTCCAAATTATCAATGTTTACGTCAGTAATTGGGTACGCAGGAACCCTAACACCCGCATCCATGAAGGTTTCACGAAATAATTGGTGCTGAACCCCGTTTTCAAACAAGAATTCGCCCAATGAATCCACATCGCCAAACTTAACAATAGAAAGGGTTGCAAAATTCATTACTTATCAACCTTGGTGTCTAACTTATCAAATATCTTTTCTAACATGGCTTCAATCTTGTTGTACTGAGATTCCATGTCGGTTTTCTTAACGTAACTGGTCGGCAGATCAATCTCAATCTTTTTAATGTCATCTTTAAGATTTTGCACAGCGTCCCACAATTGGCGAAAGAACCAACCCGCTACAGGTAAAGCGATACCAAACGCAAGGTTAATAATCTGCTGCCAATCCATCTTAGAATGTTCCTGTTGTGCCGTTGCGACCAAAAATGTTTCCAATAATCATCCAGTTTGCACCATCCGACTGTAATTGAAACCCGTCATACTGACTACTTAAAACTTTATTTGCTGTCCCATCAATTGTCTGTGATGAAGTGGTCGTAATAGTCACGGTGTTGGCTGTGCTGTCTACTTTCTTGATGATGTAGACTTGTCCTGTTGCGCCAACAGAGGTGGGTAAGGTAAGAGAGAACGATGCGGTAGTCGCATTACCAAGCACGGTGTAATCAAGTGTTGTCAGCGTGTATGCGGCATTTTTGGTTGCTAATGCTTGTCGAATACCGGCTGCTGTTGTGATTCCATTAAGCGCAGTTGTGCTTGTTGCACCTGATACGCTTGAGCCAATAGCAATGTTTGTGGTCGAGCCGCTTAGACCTCCTGTGCCGATGTTTACAGTTTTAGTGTTGCCTGTGGTAGTTGCGCCTGAACTAAATCCATTTGTTCCCGTACCAGTAGCTGACCCAAATGTGTTTGTGCCGCTTGAAAATACGTTGGTGTTGCTAAATGTTTGACTAACGGCAAGTCCGGCAAGTGTTGTGTCAAGGTTTGGTACGATGTAAGTGCGAAGTGTTGCAGTTGAAATACTAGCCAAATTAAATCTGGCTTGTTTAGTCGTATCGCCATCGTCTTGCAGCGTGAATACGTTGTCTGCGACTGTGATGCTGGTGTTGCTAATTGCACCGCCCGTAATGGCTACGTTATTAGCATCTTGCGTAGACATTGTACCCAAGCCTGTCACCGCACTATTGGCAATGTTGATGGCTACGTTAACTACGTTTGTAGCCTGTCCTTGAGCATTGATTGTGACTTGTGCAACAGTTGATGCGTTACCGTAAGTCCCTGCCGTAACAGCAGTGTTGGCAAGCGCAATTGTTCCTGTAGTCGTAATAGGACCACCAGTTAAGCCCGTTCCAGTAGCCACATTGGTTACTGTGCCGTTACCACCGCCACTACCGCTTGTGATTGCTACTGTCTTTAACATATTTACATTCCATCGCCGTTTGTGATGTAGATTGATGCGTTGCCCGTTGCTGTCACACCTGTAAAGTATGCGTTAGGGACAAACGTAAGAATCTCATCTGTGCCGGGCAGCAATGGCAATGCAATCTGTGAACTAGTCACAATCGTTGCATTAGCCGTAGCCAACGCTGCTGTTGTGCCATAGCCTAGAAACACCACTACGTTGCCGCTATTGATGATGCGGTACTGATTGCCACCAAGTGTGCTTGCCGTGGATTGTACGGGCGTAGGAGCAGTCGTAGCAGCCAAGAACGTGACTGTGTTGCCAAACTGTGTGAAAGCATTTGTACTCATGCTGTGGCTCCCGTTGGTGCAACGTAGTTAGGGTCATGCGCCCACTGAACAGAAGGAAGCGCAGCAAGTTGAGCAACGGTTGTACAAGCATTGATTGCCGCAACTTGAGTACCCGCTTGGTCACGAATCTCTTGCCGCCATGTGTTCCATGCGGGGTCTACTGTGCCGCCTGTCTCAACAGCTTTGACCACCATCCAATCGGTAGGCAAGAGGATTGAGTAGGCGGTAGCGTTTGTTGCGTTGACATCATTAGTCTGACATTGGGCTAGGTCTTTAGGCGTAGCGGTGTAGTTAATCTCGACGACTGTGCCGGTGTAGACAGGTGCGTCTTGTGATATCCAGTAATAGACATCTGAGGGC